ATCAATGGGCGAAAGTTACTGGCGCGGACGGTACAAGCACGCGTATCAAAAGTAATAATCGCTCAGGAAGTTTGACAATAACCTTAAAGCAATCAAGCCCTAGCAATGATGTGCTTTCAGGATTTGCTAATATTGATGAGTTAACCAATGCAGGGGTAGTGCCTATCTTAATCAAAGACTTGAGCGGAAATTCGCTTTACTTCAGTGCTACTGGTTGGGTGAAGAAATATCCATCTTCTGAATTCGGTAAAGATTTAGCTAATCGCGATTGGGTTCTTGATCTAGTTGATCTGGATGTTTTCGTTGGTAGCAATGGAGTAAACGTCTAATGATTGAAACACGAGAAAAACAAATCAATGGTTCGGTTTATACCTGTACCCAGTTACCCGCTAGAAGAGCTTTAAGAATGAAAGCAAAGCTTTTGCGAATCTTTGGACCTGCTTTGGCTCAATTATTCCTTCCTGGAGGTAAAGATCAAAGCATGGCCGGGCTTCCATTTTCAAAAGGAGAAGCTGTCAAAGCTATTGAGTCTTTAATGTCCCAATTGGATGACAAAACATTTGAAAGTTTAGTCCTTGAGCTATGCCAAGGAGTCAGAAAAGAGGGAATGGAATTAACCGATTCTGTAATAGATGTTGAATTTGCAGGCGATCTACCGACTTTGATGCAGGTCTTAGCCTTCGTTGTAGATTGCAATTTCGGTTCTTTTTTTGGGGAGAGCGGTATTGGAAGCCTATTCAAGGAAGCAACACCGATGCCGCAGAATCGTCAGCCAGATACGAGAAAAACCTCCATACGGAATTAAAAGATGAATTCCTTCTCTGGCGGTTAGTGTTAGAAGGAATAGCCTCTTTAGAGGAAATCGAGCGCACATGGAATCTAGATGATCTGTTAAGGGCAAATGCCTTGCTGGATATGCGACTCGACCTGATGGAAGAATCTAAAAGGAAAGGTCGAAGAAATGACAGTCGTTAGAGAATTAGTCACTAGATTAGGCTTTCAAGTCGATCAAAAAGGCGTTGAGCAATTTAATCGCACAATCATAGGCTTTAAAACAAAATTTGCTATTGCAGCAACAGCTGCAACTGCATTTGTTGCAAAAACCCTAGACTTTTTCAATGACATTGCAAACGCTACATTAGATGCCAGTGATCTTGCGAAGAGCATTGGCATTTCATTCGAAGAATTTATTAAGCTAAGAAAAGCTGCCGAAGAGTTTAGGATTGATCCAAGTAATTTTGATGCTGCCCTTTCAAGTTTGAATAAAATGCTTCAAGATGCTCAATGGGGAATGGGGCAGCTTCAAGAAATCGCTTATTACACAGGGATAGAAATTAGAGATAATTTCACAGGTGAATTGAAAAATGCCAATCAATTATTTATCGACATCCTCAAGCATATTAATACTCTCAGTAATGATCGAGATAAATTAAAGGTTGCTGTCGCCTTCTTCGGTGAAAAAGATGCCCAAAAATATATAGATTTCGCCAAGGCGGCCGGCGATAGCATTGAATTGCTGACAGAAAAACATACCGAATATGCTAAGGCCTTGAAAGATGGAATCCCGAGCCTAAGCCAATATTCTCGAAATCTAGCGGTTTTTAAAAATCAGTTGACACAACTGACAGAGGTTTTCGTAGTTAAGCTCTTGCCTGCAATCACTGAGGCGCTTGGAATATTCACCCAGATTTTAAATGGGGATGCTTTTAAAGGTTTTGGCATTATTGCTGATCAATTTTCTACTGAAGGAATTAAAGGTGGGTTTTCGTTTATTGCGGATGCGATCAATGAACAAGTCGCCAAATTATTCGGTGGCGAAACTCTTAACATGGTTAAAAGGAAAGCAGCTGAAGAAGATGCCTTCTTTTTCAATGCCTTAATAGAGCAGCAAAGACAAGGAAAACTCCCTGCCAATTTCAATATCAATACCAAAATAGATATGCAAATTCCACCTGGTACAACTGAACAACAACAAACTGCGATTAAGCAATCTTTTGATGAAGCCTTTGACAATGCCTTCATAGATAAGATTAGAGAAATCTATAATAACAATCCGCAGGTGGAATAATGGTATTATCTCTACTCTTTGGAAAGAAATATCCAAGCCCCAAAGTTGGATCGATTGATCTAGATGTCACCATTCGTGAAGAGCATCGATTTGCTTCGCGTGTGACGAATTACCCGATTGAAGATGGTACAATCCTATCGGATCACATTATCAACGAACCGGACATATTGGTATTGGTCGGGCTTGTTACAGATACCCCCTTAAGTATTTTTGCCCCTTTCAATCGTTCAATTGATGCGTTTAACCGCCTGATTTCCCTTCATCAATCAAGGCAACCAGTGACCGTGGTTACAGGATTGAAAGTTTATCAAAACATGGCCATTACCGTTTTAGATGTCCCAAGAGACATGAAAACAGGCCAATCCTTAACATTTACTATCGAGTTACAAAGACTTGTCATAGATACAAGCGTTAGGTTGCAGCTCGATCAAGGAAACGTATTTGGAGGAGTACAGAATAAAATACCCAGAGACATTGTGGCTTCAAATGCTAATTATCCACTCATTCAAAATGATCCTGTTAACAGCTTAAAAGATCAGGCATCGAGTGGAATTAATGTTGGAGTTCAGTCCTTAATCCCTGTTCAACCGACTATTATTCCCAATGTTTTGGCTAGCAAGAAACTAATTCTAGGGGTGGCATAATGCAGATCATACCTTTTAAAGAACCAGCCCAATGGCAAGAACAAATCGAATTGGACAGCCAAACCTTTGTTTTATCCTTCAGATGGAATGCCATGAATGAATATTGGGTTATGGACATTTTGACTCGTGATTTAGTGCCTATCATTCTAGGGATAAAAGTAGTGTCTAACTACGATTTGACCGCTCAATTTGTCAATGATGGAAAGCCACGAGGGGAAATTGTTTGTCAAAATATCATTGGAGGAGAAGGAAAAATTCAACGGTTAGACATGGGCGAAGTGACTGAACTCGTCTATTACACTCTTGGGGAGTTCGTTTAAATGGCAAGATTTGATCGAATGGCATCTGTAGAAGTCGGGCTTAGAAATGATACTTTCAATGGTTATATTGGAACGATCAAACTCTCAACTTTACGTATTTCTTTCTCGATACAAAAGAATTTAGCCTGGTCAACCAATACCGCTTCTGTCAAAATTTGGAATCTCAGCCAAGAAAATAGAAACAGGATTAAGGATTATGGAGACCAAGTTATATTGTCCGCAGGATATAGGCAAGATGCAGGTGAGCAACTCCTTTTCATTGGTAACACCACTCAAGTCAGCCATGCCTACGATCAGCCAGAAATCGTCACTACCCTTGATTGTGGAGATGGAGAAAGAGTTCTTAATCAGAAGTCTATTACCGTTAGCTTCAAGGAAAAGGTCCCAGTGCGTCAGGTTGTCCAGACAATCGCCGATCAACTTGGGCTATCTATTTCTGAGTTTACTGCTACTGACAATGTTGTTTATGAGCAAGGATTTGAATATGCTGGAATGGGTAAAAATGCCCTAGACAAAGCAGTTTTAAGACTTGGTTTAAGATGGAGCGTTCAAAACGGAAAGCTTCAAATCATTCCTCAATATGGTACCACCTCAAAGCCTGCAATAGAAATCAATGCCGATACTGGCATGATTGGCATTCCTCAACGTTATACAGATAAAAGAGCAGCTGTTTATTTGGATGGCCCTCGCACTGGTTACATTGTTCAAACTACCCTTCGCCCAGATATTCTCCCAGGCGATAGACTCAATATTAAATCAGAACGCATCGGACTTAATGGCCCTTACGCTGTTTTTTCTATTAAACACGAAGGCGATCTATTTGGTCCAAATTGGCGATCAATAATGGAAGTGATTTTAGTATGAAAGCAGAACGTTTAGAAGATTTAGGAAGAATAAGAGAAAAGCTCAACCAGTTACTAAATATTGAATTTTGTGGTTGGGGAGATCGATATAAAAGAGATCAATTTGTGAATCATTATTTAAATAATGATGATGGCTTAGAAGAATTAGGTTGGGCTTTATCTAAAGTCCGCGATGGACTCCTTGATTGTTTAACAATAGCACAGGGTGATGAAGAATGACGACGATCACTGATGCTTTACGACAAGCGATTCAATTTCAGCTTTACGACGTACATACCGCTTTGCCAGGCATCATTGTTTCTTATGACTATACGAAGCAAAAGGCTGAAATCCAACCGGCTTTGAAAAAAAGTTACTTAGATGGGACGACTTTGGATTTGCCTATTTTAAGTAATGTCCCGGTAATCTTTCCAAAAGCAGGCGGTGCCAGTTTGACTTTCCCAGTTGTTCAAGGTGACACTTGCCTGCTTTTGTTTATTGAAAGGAGTACAGATCTTTGGAAATCGGTAGGAGGCAATGTAGCACCCAACGATCCAAGGAAATTCGACCTATCCGATGCTGTTGCAATCATGGGGCTTTTTCCTTTTACAGAAAATTCTTTAGCCGAGAACAACTCGGACGTGCTTTTAACTTATAAAAGCTCTAATATAAGAATCAAAGAAAGTGGTGACATTCAAATTGAAACTGCTGGTAAAGTAGCGATCGGGAACACCTCTACAGAGGTTCTCGATATTGTCAGTAAAATACTAGGAATTTTGACAACCTCGGTGACAACCGCAGTTGGAAACCCAATATTCCAAGGCACAGTGCCGACATACACCACATTAAAAGCATCTATAGACGCACTTAAGGGCACAATCCCTTAAAAATTACTCAAGTATCCAATAGCCTCAATTAACTCAAATACCCATCTGTAAACGTATTAGGAAACGTTTTTGAGTTAACGAGGCTTCATGAAAGATATAGCGCTAGACACAACAACTGGCGATTTACTCTTACAAGATTTTGACTTGCAATTCGTTGAGGATCAAGACCAGATCGCTCAAAATCTAGCCATTCGCTTGCGCTTTATTTTGGGAGAATGGTTCTTAGATGTCACTGCAGGCGTTTCCTATTATCAAGATTTTTTCATCAAATCCCCCAATCAAATTCGAATGGAAAGTGTTCTCAAACAAGAGATTCTTTCTACTCGAGGCGTAAACCAAATTCTCAGCTTCTCAAGTAATTTTGACGATACACGGCGTATTTATTCCGTGACTTTCTCTGTGGACACTGTCCAAGGGCAGATCACGATAACGCAGGAATTACTAACATGACATTTGGTTTAACCGCTCAGGGATTTAAAGCTAAACGATTAGTCGATATTCAAACTGATTTAGAAAATCAGCTGCTCGCAGAATTTGGCGATATCAACTTAGATCCGCAATCTATATTTGGCCAGCAAATCGGAGTATTTTCAAAAGTATTAGCCGATCTTTGGGAAAATATGGAGGATGTTTACTTCAGCCAATATCCTAACTCAGCTGAAGGAATCAGCTTAGATAACGTTGTTCAATTTAATGGCATTACACGCTTAGCAGCTCAACAAACAAGAGTAACTGGTGTATGTGTTGGATTAGAAGGAACGCTGATAAATCAAGGCGCACTTGCTAGAATTCCCGATACTGGAGCCGTTTTCTTTGCTAGAGAAAACACAATTATCACTCGAACTCAAGCAGCGGCAGCGACTCTTCAAGTGATTGAACTGGCAGCCCAACCTTATACCGCTTTAATCAATAATCAAGCCTTTAGTTATTCATTACCAGTTATCACTTTCACAGGAAGCTTCGTTGCTTCTAACTCTATCGTGGTTACTTTGAATGGCGTGGCCTTAGGCGCAGTTCCTTTTACTACAAATAGCGCGCTCACAAACGCAGCCATTGCCGCAATGATTGCCACTTCCCCAGCAGTTTTCGCTGTAGGAACTCCAGCTGGTAATATAATAACTATTATTCCAAATGCTGGGTTCAATGTCATAATTAATTCAATTGTGATCACAGGCGGAGTGAGTCAGCCAACTTATGCCATAACCTATCAGATTCCTGGGTCAAACAATTTATTAACGGCAGCTTTGACTTCTGTCATTAATGCAGGTACTCAACCTGTGACGGCCATAGATAATATGGACGGAACCATTACCGTAAATGCCGATGATACGGATGTCCCCTTTTCCATCGCTGTTGGAACAAATTTAAATATCACAGCACAAGCTACCCCTGTTGTTTTCTTGTCTCAGGATTTCGGTCCAATTGTCGCTCCTATTAATACTTTGACCGAAATCCTAACTCCTATTTCTGGTTGGATATCAATAAATAATCCAAAAGCTGGCTTAACAGGCCGTCTTATCGAAACAGACGCAGAATTAAGAATCCGTCGAAATAATTCCTTACGATTATTAGGTGCTGGAACCGTCGAATCCATTAGAGCTAGATTGCTTCAACAAGTTCCTGGAGTCACTTCTGCTTTCGTTTTCGAGAATAGAGATTTGACTCAAGAACCTATTTTGATCGTATTAAACCAAGATCTAGTCGCAGGTAACACGATCGTAGTTGTCCTCAATGGAACGACCTTACCAACCGTCACCTTTGCAGTTTCTCATTTAGCCACAATGAACGTGATTGCAGCCTTGATTCAAAATCAACCTGAAGTTGTAACGGCAACCGTTGGTGGAACTGCCAATAGAACGATCACGATGAATATGGCTAGCGCTATCGAAGTGATTATGATTCCTAATGACTTTACCGTTAGTGGAGGAGCTTCACAAGCAACGGCGGTTATTAAAGGTGGAAGATTTCCAAAAAGTTTTGAAGCTGTCGTACAAGGAGGCACTGATGCTGACGTCGCAAATAAAATCTGGACCACGAAACCAGCAGGTATCCAAACGTTCGGAAATACTGCGTTTACCATTACCGACTCACAAGGTGAATTCCAAGTCATCAATTTCAGCCGCCCCACCCCCATCTACATTTGGGTTACGGTTGCCTTAACTCTATATACGGAAGAAGTGTTTCCGCCTAATGGCCAGGATTTAGTGGAGGCTGCCATTAATACATATGGATCTAACTTAGGTATAGGCGTAGACGTTCTATTGCAGCGTGTTCTTGCTCAGATTTTCAATGTTCCAGGCATTGCCAGCGGAGTGATGCAAATTGCATCCACAAATTTACCAGGTGATAGTCCCCTATTCGGCACAGCAGATATCAGCATCGCAGAAAACGAAGTTGCCATCTTTGATCTAACAAGAATAACGGTGACAGTATGATAGAAATCATTTTGCTGGCATCAACAAAATGGTCTACACGACCGTTTGAGAGGTTGACATGGTTAGAATAACCAATCACGTTCAAAGAGCTATTGCCCTTTTAGCAGGTCAATTTCAGCAAAGCCTTGTCGATGGAGAATACAGCCGTTTTCAAAGGCTTATTCGTGCCTTTGTTACCTCAATGCAAGAAATAGATAACGTCGATCAGGATTTAAAATTCGAGCGTTCTTTGGAAACGTCGATTGGAGATCAGCTTGATGGAATTGGTCAAATTCTTGGACTCGCTCGTTTACCTGATGAATCCGATGAAGATTACAGAGAACGATTGAAATTTCAAATATTTATAAACAAGGCAAACGGAACTCCTGAAGAAGTGATTACCGTTCTCCAATTCCTCACTAAAGCGAATCAGATCCGTTATCATGAATATTATCCAGCTGCTTTTCAAATGTCTACCGATGGATTGGTTTTTCCAGTTCCTCCTGAACAACTCGTTACTGCTATTCAATCTGTCAGTCCAGCAGGCGTTCAATACACTCCAATTACTGCAACTTATGGCGTTCCGCTTCCTTTTGTATTTAGCGGCGACCCCATCGTGGATCTACTACTTGTCGCACCTAACGAAGCTGATCCATTTGATTTAGTAAATTTAGAAATAGACACAGGCGATCTTCTGGCTGTTCAAGCTGGTAGAGTGACTAATCCAGATTTCGGAGGAGGATTTGCCGAATTTGGAACTCCAATTGACACCACTGGAGCAGGTCAATTAGCCGAAGTCATCATGTATAACGGCTCGCAGCCACCAACACCTTAAGGAGTTAATAATGGTACTCAAACCTTCAATCTTACCTGAATGGGCTGAGAACGATGTCGTAGATCCAATATCTGGACAAAATAACGTGCTTGAACCGCCTACTGAAAAGAAATTGGAGGGTTGGGCTCGCTTAGAATTTCCTCCTCGCAATTGGTTTAACTGGTTATCCAGATATACTTATCGATGGCTTTCTTTCTTAAAACAACAGGAAGAACAAGCTGTTTTGACCGATGGAAATGGAGTAGGTCTTTTCCCTTATGACAACGTTTTAATCACTCTAACTGCCGTCGATATTGCAAATCCCACTCGTTACATCTTTGCTATTGGAGCAAAAAAAATAGGATTAGCCCCGACTTTGACTGTTGTTTCAAATAATACATTGACTCTTGGGGCTGGGACTTTAGCAGGAAACCAAATCGTAAGCGGTGGAACAGCTACGGATATTCTCGTTTGGGGCCAAACAAAAACCTACCCAACAGCATAAAGGAGACTTATGTCAGTACAAATTCCAGGTTTACCAGTCGCTTCGATTGCCAATGATGGCGATACAACCATCATTAGACAAGGATTAACCGATAAACAGGTGACAGTTGATAAAGTTCGATCTATTGACATTTCTCTTTTTCCTACTTTGCCTACTGGGCAAGCAGTAGCAAGCGATCTATTTATGGTCAGACGCGCTTCCAATAATTATCAAATCCGATTTGACCAAGTGGGTTTACCAGCAGGAACATTGTGTTGGTTTTATCAAAACGTGGCACCAGACGGATGGTTACCTATCAACTTTTTAGGCGATTGCGTTTTAGCTTTGCGAGGCGGTCTTTATGGCCCTGCGGGTAATACTGTAGCAGGAACTTGGCAACAGTCAGACGCTACTTTGAATATCAATCAAATCCCTAACCATACTCACAATATCATCTGCGGAAAAGACACGGACAACTCAAAAATTACTCATGTGAAAGGAACCCGAAACGATAACCCTTCACCTCGTCCAAGAGCTCCTACGGAAGGAATCGCCGGAGCTGGAACAGACGTAAATACCAATCAATGTTTACCACATAATCATGGTGCTTCTTGGAGGCCGTTAGCAGTAGTAGGAATTTTATGTCAAAAACAAGCTTAACTAAATAGGTAACTCAATGGAATGCACTTCATGCGGTGAAAATTGTCCTTTCGTAAAGGCAAAATTATGTTCTTCGGAAAAAGATTGTCCCAATTATCTGGAGTCCTGGTGGCAAGAAAATGGGCAGGGTCAACCAAAAGTCATTAAAGACTGCGCCCCTAAAAGATTGCTCCTCCAGCAACAAACCGAAGTCAATCGCATATTTGCACTTCAGCAGTCTATAGAAGAAATGAGAAATAAGTTTCTTATCCTCGAAAGCTCTCTGATACAACTCATTGCTCAAAGTCAAGAGTACATTTCCCAAGAAATCAAACTGTTGGATGCTCCAAAGAAGACTTCCAAACACAAAGCTGAATTGAAGCAATTAAGCCATAAAAGAAAAAAAAGTGAGGAAGACCGTGGGCTTCATATTTCACAACAAAATGCTACTGCAGGGTAGGTCATTTTTAACATGCTCAAAAAAACTTTAAACGAAAACACAAGGACTCAAAGATCATCGGAAATCAATTTTTAATATCACTAGAACGGGTTTTATCCGCTTGATATAGCTCGCTAGAAGTTTTCGTTTAAAAAACAACAGGAGGCAAAAAATGGCTCGTAATTCATCAGTTAACCTAGACATCTCTAACCTATCGGTTGGATTTAGTATTGGTGGTGGTACCACTAAAAGAACAGTCACACATAATGGTAGTGGAGATTTTACTCTCACCAACCAATTTTCTGGTGCTGGCGTTTATACATTCCCAAATAGAGCAGCAGATACTCTAATAGGATTTGCTGACTATACTGCGAAAGGAGTTATCCTTGTTGGTACAGGGGTAGGTACCTTCACCCCTTTGACCGTCGGAACAGATAATTTTGTTTTAACTGCAGACTCTGCTCAAACTTCAGGTGTTAAATGGGCCGCTTCATCAGGAGGAAGTGGTGGCGTTACCTCTTGGGTAGACGTTACAGGTACTTCTCAAGCGATTGCTGTTAATACGGGCTATATTGCTGATAATGCCTCTTTATGCACCTTGACTCTACCAAGCACAGCAGCACAAGGAACAATTTTCAGGATTGCTGGAAATGGTGCAGGGGGTTGGTTATTGGCACAGAATGCATCTCAAACAGTTAAATTTGGGAACGTAGCAACAACTGCTGGAGTTGGTGGAAGTCTAGCCTCGACAGATGCTGGAGATGCTTTAGAGTGCCTTTGCGTAGTTGCCAATACGACATGGAGAGTTCTAAGTTCAGTCGGAAACTTGACCGTCGTTTAAATTCGTTGTATCGGCGCCGCATTAAATGGATTCAATGCTGAAGCCGGCGGCTCTGTTTGAAATATTTTAAAGGAGAAATTGATGAGTAGTAGATATGCAGTTATAGATCAAAATAATTTAGTTACCAATGTCATTATGTGGGATGGAGCGACTCAATGGAAACCGCCAGCAGGTTACGTGGTAAAAGAAACTCAGGAAGCTGCAATAGGAGATATTTGGATGGAAGCCTTACAGGATTATGTAAGACCTCTTTCTATTATGAAACCTCCAGAGGATGATACCAGCAAAGCTGAGAGAGAAGCCGCCTATAATGCTGCTAAAGCACTGTTAGCAGCCAGCATTTTGTCTGTAAATTTACAAGGAGCGTTAGAATCATTCTAGCGAGGAAGGAGTGCACATGGCCATAAATAATGCTATAAACGGTTCAATTAAGATCACTACTTATACTTCTAGTTCTGGAACATGGACAAAGGACTCTCGTACGAAGTGGATAGAAGTGTTTTTATGGGGAGGTGGTGGCGGTGGAGCTTCCGGAAGAAAAGGAACTAGCGCTTCATCTTCCGGAGGAGGCGGTGGTGGTTCTGGTGGCTCAGGATATTTTGCAGCTCCTTCTTCATTTTTTGGATCAACAGAGTCTTATACAATAGGAGCTAGCGCTGGTGGGGCAGTAGCCCAAACCGTAGATGCGACAAATGGTAATAATGGAACGGCCGGAGGTAATACAACATTTGGAAATATGATTGCTGTTGGTGGAACTGCGGGCCAAGGCGGAGGAACTTCATCAGGGATCAATGGTGTAGGTGGAGGATTAAACACTTCATATGCTATTTCCTCTGTTGTAACTAATCCTGGTGGTTCTGGAAGAAATA